GTTTGGAACGAAAGCGAATTCGTCGAGGAATAGGATATTGAATGACATGCCTCGGACAGCACTCGCAGACGTAGAAGCTGCCAATATCTTACTGCCATTTTCTAACTCCACATTACCTTTGTTCCAAACAAGCACACCATGCTGCATCCACTTTGGTAGATTTTCATAAGCAAGTTGTAGTCTGCTTAGAAGTTCCCTTGCGGTAGATGCTTTGTTAGCAAGAATACCGATGTTGACACTATCATAAAAAATTGCGTAATAAAGAAGATAAGCAACCACCGTGGTGGACTTACCAGTCTGTCTTGGGAGTTTTGCGATGTTGAATCTGTTTCCATGAAAATCACGCAGAATATTTTTCTGAAAATCATACATGCTGAATGGGACCAAACCTTCATCCAGCGAAATGATTTTGATGTAATTCATAGCAAAATAGACGGGATCATTTTTGCATTTGATCCACTCGTCAATTTGCTTCTTTGTAAAATTTATTGGGGTTCCCGCTTTCTTTAGATTGGGATTACCCAAATATACATCATTACTAGACACAACAATAAATCCACTACAGATTATTTATCTGCTGGATAATCTTCCTCTAGTTCTGTAAGTCTCTTTTCCCAAGTAACTCCACCATCTTGTCCTCTGTATGGATTGATACAAGTATCATCTCCTAGTTTATTACAAACAAGACCAGCAAGATCTAACTCGTTACCTTTCTTGCCTGTGCCAGACCAGTAGTGCTCCCCGTTGATCCAGAGAGCACCACACTTCGGGCATTCCTTTCTACTCAAAGAAAGGTCCGAAAGATCCCTATCAGTCATCGTTATACTCCTTGAGAAATTTTTCAAAATTGGTTGTATCCTTTATGAGTTGCCTCTTTAGTTTCCAACCCATCCACTTCATCTGCACTTTCACTACAGCATATCTTACTTGCAGATCAGCGTAAGCAAAAAGTCTCAAAGTTTCGTCCACCCCAGCATAAGCAACTAGGATGGAAACGAATATCAAAATAAAATAAGCACCGTACATTTGTAACTCTCTGCTACACAGATTATAAGCTATGTAGCAAAAAATAGTGTTACAATAGGCTACGATTTTATAAGTATAACTTTACACACCTATAATATATTGATTACTCTACAAGAGTTCCGTGTGCTCTTCTGATTTCTCTGAGCTCTTCAAAATTCTTTTGCTTAGTACCGCCATCATATGACCATGCAAATCCTTCTTCAATCATCATTTCGTTGAGTGACACTTCTGCGTCTCCAATATATAACCACCCAAGAAGACGACCGTACTTGCCGACACCGCCAACAAGTTCAGTCCTAACAATAAGTTCATCATCGCCATGTATCGCACCTTCAAGTTTCTCCTTGAGCCAATTGGTTGCGTCATATCCAAGTTCTTTTTCTTCTTCATCTTTCGTGCGTTTCTCTGGAGTATCAACGCCAGCGACTCTAACTCTTTCTTTTTTATAGAGATCAAATCCCAGATCGATAACCACATCAATCGTGTCTCCGTCCAGAACTTTCGTGATCTCCACTACTCTGAAGTTGTAGCAGCTCTTCCTGCTCGGTGGTGTCATAGCGCCCATCGTTTATTTCCTTGAATGACATTCTCATTATGTATATGATATAATATAAAACCCCCACCAAAAGTATGGCGAGGGAAATAATTACACTCCAAGTAGGATCATTAATATCATTTAGGGGGCGAAGAATGAGGTTCACGGATAAATGGTTCCCAATGTTGCCACCCATATTTATGAATTGCCCATATTCCTATGATAGGAACGAACACTAGAAGAAAACATAGAGTTCCAAGTGTGAATGGATTATTCAATACCCAGCGTGCAAAGTGTCCCATTTTTTTCTAAAGTAACGATCTACATGATTCAAACAATCTAATGGTGCCACTTCTTCTCCAAGTGCCCAACTAAAACATAAGTCGGACATCTCTTGTGTTATACCTGACACCCCATACATTCTAGAAAATGCTGATAGTGCAAAATGATACCGCATCTTAGTGAGCGGTTCCATTTCCTTTGTACATATCGGTGTCATAGTATCCACCTTTTCTAGAACCAAAGTAAATTGTAGCTAAAATAAAAGGCACCGCTAAAATAGCAAGTGCCCAACCTAATAAATGTTCCATTATGGATTGTGGTTTTTTGAATCTTTAATTTTATTGTAACCCCAGACAACCAGGGCGCCAGCGCCTACGCCAACGATACAGCAGATAATCATATGTTCAAGGTGATGCATTAGTTTACATGAATAGTACCAATCATGCCCGCAGCTTTATGAGGGGCACACCAATAAGTATAGTCTCCTGCCTCTGAAAATGCAAGATCAAAGTTTTCACCTGGCAACATAGCAAGACCTTCGTGTGATAGTTCTGGATGATCCTCAACAATCACGTTATGTGGAGGTAGCATATTGTTAATAAAATGCACAGATTCTCCTGCAGCAATCGTTACCTCAGCAGGTTCAAATACCAACCCCCCGTTATAACCCATCTGAACATCAACTGCCCAAGCAGGGAGAGCGAAGAAAAGAGTTGTGAGTAAAGTAAAGAAAATTTTCATTAGGTATTTACAACTACTCTATCTAGTCATCTAAGCAATTTTCTTCTTCGTAGTATCTAAGTTTAGTCATCAAACGCTCATATTCATCATACATGTAATCAGAACCAGTAGTCTCCTGGTACATTTTACATGCACGAATGAGTCGGTTTATATCGGTTGAGTTTAGTCTCATCATAGTAAATAGAACTCACTAGTAATTATACTCAGTTATTTTAGCAATTCCATGCACGTAATGATTTATTAATACGACTATCTGGGTCTTTGGCAGTTTTCTTAGAAGTTAATTTCTTTTTCATTCCTTTCATTCTAGCACAAAAGGATGCCCTACGGGGATTTCCAACCTTCTTGCTTGGTGCTTTAAGGTCAGATCCAGGATTTGCTCTCTCGTAAGACTTCCTTCCTTTCTCATTAAGTCCACCTTCTTTGTTCTGCCCTGATTTTCTGGTCCAGGCAGCACCTTCTTCTAGCTCCGTTTCCTCACGTTTTACGGATCTAACTGGGACAGCGAAACGATCCCATGCTTTACCGCCATAAGAGCACTCATCTCTAGTCTCTGGTTTCTGGCAGAGTTTGCAGAACTTTTTCTCTTCCTGTTCTTTCTTCTTTGCTTCTTCAGCGAGATGCTTGATCTCTTTATATGCTCTCATGATAAACGCTGAGGGTTTACCTTTTTATTTAGTTATCTACGAGTATCAAATCAAAAGTAGCGCCACCACCACAAGTATTGCCAGCACTGCCGAGAATTTCAATATCAGTTTTTTCGGTAAATTTGAGAGGCACTGGATATTCCAGTGTGATATAAGTACCAAATGTTCCAAACTGTCCTTTTGTTTGGAAACCATTGCCGAAGTTTTTGATACGAAGTCTGAATAGTGCTCCAGTTTGCTTATCAACACTACAAGTAACCTTCAACAAATAAGCAGTCTTTCCTGCTGGGACAGTATATATTGCCATCAATGTTTGTCCAGCACCAGCTTGAATAATTGCTCTGGCAGCACCATCAATACTGATACTAATGTCACCAACGTTGGTATCTTGACCTGCTGCTGGAATATGAACGTATGCTCTAAAAACTCTGAGGAATAATTGCTGACCAGCAGCACCACCAATTGTTATATCTTCAGTTACATCGTTATAGTTCTCATCCAAACCATAAACTCTAATTACAGCACCAGCGTCAGTTCCTGATGAAGAAGTTACGGTAGCAATAGTTGCTGTAGATGCATAAGAGTATGAAGTGCCACCATCCCAGATGCTTATGAATGCACCGCCTTGCGCAGCAATATCATCGGCGTATCCAAACTTATTGATATGCTGATATCCTGCAAGATCGCCAGCAGCAATAGGAATATTGGCAGCAGATCCATAACTATTGAGTGGGTTGCCGTTTTGATCGGCAAGCATCACTACTTCAAAGTTTGTTGTGTCCTGAACCCTATATGCTTGGTCCTGCTTGTTCCACTGTGCCATTAGTTTCCGTATGCGATTTTAGTTGCAAATACATCAGTAACAGAAGTTCCTGTCAAATCTTCTGCGTAGATAGTATCACCAGGATCTTTTGCAATAGAAACCCTTTCCCCAGTTGCTAAAGCAACTACTGGTTGATTAGCAATCAGTTCTCCATTATCAATTCTAATCTGACAAGGAGCTCCAGAATTATTTAAAACGGAAATCAGGGAAGCAGAAGAAATGTCAGATCCTAATACAGGAATCTCTTCTTTTGGTGCTAAGGGTTTGATATACATGGATCTGCTTTTTTACTATTTATCGTTTGCCACCACCCATCTCTTTCAGCATCTTCTGTAACTCAGTAGTGCTGCCTACAAACATAGCGTTGTTGGTAACAGAAGTGGGACCTTTCTTTTGTTCTGCATCAAGATCTTTCATTTTCTTATGAAGATCCTGTAGCTTCTCAGTCATGTCTGCAACGTGCTTCATCGCCGCTACAGCGACTTCATACGCTCTAGGGTGCCCTGACTCCTGAGCGACCTCTAAAGCGCCTCTGACCGCCTCCTGACCCTGATCTATGAGAGTGTATAACTCACCTCTGGTATATTCATAATCTTTTGTGCGATCATCCTTGTCTGCTTCACGCTCCTTTTTGATAGGCTTTGGTTCTTCTACAACCTCTGCGCTAATATTCAAAAGTTCTTCCATATTCTCTTCTAGACTCATAAGTATTCAATCCCTTCATTAAAACCAAAATCATCGTCTGCAGTTAGTAAGGCATCATCTTGCGCATCAATATCTCCGTCGCCATCGATATCAGTAACTGCTTTGGGTGTATATGTTCTTTCGATTGTTCTTCTATTAACGCTAAGATCTCCAATTGTTTCGTAGATAGTCGCCTTTCTGATGATATCTGATTGACTGTATGGTCCATAGAAATAAGTCTTCGCAGTAAAGTTTAGGGTATATACAATATATCTTCTTTGTAAGAAACTATCATCCCATTCATCTTCATAATTGATATTATTCAATACGATTGCAACATCTCTCTTTTCATCCATGTCTGGAATCATGTTGATGGTAATAGAGAATGATGGTTGGAAATATGGTAGAATCTGTTCTATAATTTGCAGAGCATCATCCTGCGACTTTCCAATAATACCAAGTTCAAAACTCATATTATAAGGAACAGGAACATATTGAACCTTGACTTCATTACCATTATCATCAACGATCGCTTTGTATTTTTGAATCGGTGATGTTTTACGGGTAGGATCGTAATCAATTCCTGTCATCTCAAAGTATAAACGAGGCAAAGTAATTGCAACTTTTCTGCCAACATCTGGATTCTGTTCTAGTCTAGTAAGAAACTTTTGCTTTGGACCATAAGCCAAAGGAACTTTTTCCTCTTCTAGAACATCTCCAGATTGAGGATCTTTCTTCTTTAGTGAAATATTATTGAAAAGAGTACCAAATGCAATAATATTTTTTCTTGTAATCTCGTTATAAAAATGTGATCCTAACATTAGATACTACCTGTATAATTTCCAAACTCACCAAATGGATTGCCTTCAGTCCAATCAATAATATTATCAGCAAAATCCTCAATCTCTCTATTCTGATCGTATTCGCTGTTGGTATTATTTAGAGTGTCAAATGTACCAACAACCCAGACAGCACCATTATCATTACCAGTTATTGCTTCCCCAGTAGCAAAGGTTCCTGTTCTGTTGATGACTTG